ATTCCAGTCAAATAGTAAACTTCCGGCACCTTTATAATAATCATTTTCAAACCCTGGAATAGAATTTAAACAAATTTGATTTTGATCTCCCCAGTCTAATACATTTGAACTTAACATTTGATCAAGTTCTAACCATAAAGTTTCATATATTGGTAAATTTAATTCAGTAAAGTATTTCATTTTTATAAGTACTTTCTAAGTATAGTTTTAAGTTCAGGATCAATTTTAGAAATCCATTGGTCTATCGAATGTTCTTCATCATGTCTATACTCGTCTTTGCGTTCAATCGTATATTTAAAGTCAAAAGCCTTTATTTTTCCGTTATCGTTTATCAAGTTGCACATAGCGTTGTTTCTTTTATAAATGTTATGTGATTGGAAGAATTCAAACATTTCTTCAAGCTGTTTTGATGCATCAGGAATATGTTTTGTGAGTCTATCTATTGGGTTATAATAACTTAATAGGTCAGGTCCTAAATATTCTTGAATAATAAAATGTCCGTTACCCTCAGGTAACTCGCCGTAATCAAGAGTGTTGATTGTGAATTTTGATTTGAGTTTGTTACTCCAGTATATTTCCTTGTTGTAGAGTTTATTAATTTCTTCTATAGTATCATGGTAAGGTTTTCCGCCTCTGATAGTAATACTATCAAGTTTATAGTATTTTTTAACTATCTTTTCTTCTTTGTTTATCCAAACTTCTGCTAATGATCCTCGTGAACCAAGCTGAGTTTGATATAGGTTATACATTATCAACTATCTCCTTGTAATAAAGATTCAATAACATTTTTACGAATTCTTCTTTTTCTTTTCTAAATGTAGGACCTATCATTAGTTCTAACCAGGACAATATCGCAAGTGTATCTTTATTCACTAACATAGTACAAAAGTCTATCTTCTCGTCGGCTTCCTTTTCATTAAAGGTTGTTAGATATGGTCTAATGCTTTCTTCTGGGCATGGATAACATGCTTGGCCACGCTTGTATTGATAGTCTCTTCCATGTTCAGTATTTGGTACTATTGATATACACCGAACATTGTATCCTAATTTTTGCATTTCATTAAATGGTATAATATCATTCCAGGAATGTATACCATATAGGATTCTTTTGTTTTCCATAGTATAATCATTACCGTCATAGAATTTTTGTGCAGTTGACCCTCGTACCCACCTTGAGGATACGGCTACTAAATGTGTCCCTAAAAATTCAAAAAACTGAACGTAATCATAAACATTATCAGGTTTACATTTATCAAGAAACCAATTGGTTATTCGTTTTGGTATTAGAATATCGTATTCTATTTCCCTTGATGCTTTGTGCGGAGTAATAGTATTACTTGATAATAGGATTTTATTATTATCATAGTTCATTTTACTATCTAGTTCTGACCATAATCTGAGTAGTAATTGACCGGACGATCCCGGTATGTAATCAATCAGAATCAATTCATTGTTTTCTAAAAATGGAAATTTCATATTAACTCTGTTTGTATCTTTCTGAAATAATATTAGTTAAGCATAGTCTGTTTACATTACCTCTTTTAAAATCTGAATACTTATCTGTATAATCTAACCCAAACAATATAGTATTTGATGGGATAACATCCAATTCAGCACATATTTGCAATTGAGTGTTTAGGTATTTAGTAATCATGTCGTCCGGGGACATTTTATCAATTAAATCATAATGATGTTTGGCACTGGCTATGAAAGGATAGTTCCATTCTGTGTAAACCGTTACTGGGTATTTATCTATGGTGTATAGTAGTCCAACTCTATGAAGACCAGTACCAAATGTCTTAGATAAACTAAAACCAACACTATGTATGTTTTTGTATTGAGTAAAGTCAAATTCTATCCCATGACATATACCAAAAAATGCACAATCTACAAATATGGGTTTATTGTAAGAATCTGCTATTTTTAATTTCTCATGTGAACTCATTCCGTCCGCACTAAATGGATGACTAATTATAATAGCATCCGCTAAATCTAAATTTTCAGTAACCCGATCATCTAGCACAAGTTTATGATATCCATATTCTCCTTTGAACACCCCTATCTTATTGTATAACGAATATGTTTGATTAAATGCATCAGTTAACCCAGACACAATATATGATGCATCGGGTAGTCCAGTAACTGGTTGAGAAGAAGAATGAATCCAATTATCAAATTTATTTTTAAAGGACAAAAACAAATTTGGATCATGGGATTGCATATTTAAAGCCATTGCACCCTTCAATAGTTTTTCATGGTTAATCATTATGTTGGTACTTAAATTTAGGTATTTTGCTATCGGCACTACTAACACATGATGTACTTATGCAAATCTTAGCTTTATCGAATAATTTGAATCCAGTTTCAATATTGCCAATTGGTTCATCTTTGCAGCTATAGCTTCTTTTGATGTTGCCATCAGGTTCTCTTATTACTATTCCTTGAAATCCACTATTGCACATCCATCCTTTAAAGTTATTAAAGCCAAATGCATTAAATCGTTCTGCTTGATCCATATACCATTTCTTGCCTGTGCTGTCAGTAAACTCAACTTGCATATTTGCAGGAACTGATGCATCATTACTATTTAATGTATTTGGTGGCACTTGAAATTTGGGAATAGGTCTATCTTTCCATACTCTTTTTACTTCTGTATAAGAACGTTGAGGCATGCCATTCCATAACTGCTTCATCTGTTCTTCAGTATAACCACTGACTACATAGTTGGCAGTAGGATCACTTTGTGGTTTCAATGTCACATTGATTCCTTGATTGTGAAAAAACAATGCATTTTCATAATCTCTATCAAACCATGCGGGAACCATAACCATATTGACAGTGATCTGAACATCATGTTCCTGACAGAATATCAATTTGTCTGCAAAGTCTTGCATCTTTTCAACCGTATCCAAATGCTCTGTGTGTAGACTTGCTGTGATACTAGCACGATGAAATTTCTTAGCATGTTCTACGTATGTTTCAAACCATTTCATATTCCTAGAACAGTTACTAGTCATGTGTATACTAGTATAATTAGTATTGTCTACATCATCTGCTAGATACTTGAGTATGTCTAAGTACCCCGGATGAAATGTAGGCTCTCCGCCACTTAAGCTAAAATGAAAACTATTGAATCCATTACCTCTAGCTTGTCGTTTTATCTCATCAATTGTCGTTAAACATAATTCTGTGGGTCTATGGTCTTTTGTATCACTACGGGCATATGGCCAGCAATAGCTACACTTATAGTTACAGAATCTACCTAATAACCAACTGACTGTAAATAAGTCACGGTATAATAGTGTGCGTTGACCTACTTGTACTATATCTTTAAATGGTATTTTAGTGAAGTCATATTCACTATATTTTAAATCTGTCATAATTTATATTTGTTACAATCAAATCCGTTTTTAGACATGAGTTCTAAATTTTTCTCATGCCACTCTATCAATTTTTCGTGAAACTCATCAGATTCAATATTGAATACTTTTTCTAAATACCCTTTTTTAAACAGTTTAGAGTATTTGATTACTGAAATTACTTCATTGCTTAGTTTAGGATAAATGAAATTATATTCTGATTCAAACTTACACATAATATGATTATATTTTTTAAACAAAGTTGTTGGATCTGTGGTAAAAATTTCTTGAAATGAAGCAGTAATTTCATTTTTTAATAAATATGTATGTTTGATCACATCTAATTGAATTTCATACAGCTCTGATATATCATTCTTGATTACCCAATCTAATGCATCATTATATAAATTAAAAATTTTTGCATTGTGTATATTTGAACTACGTTCATATTCAAAAAAATTAATCTTTTTATCTTCTGTGGGACAATCATGTTTGATTAATAAGGCTTTTAAGAATAATAAAATTTCTTTATAAGTATGCCATTTTTGGTTGTCGGCTAATAGAAAGTATGTATTGTTGTTATGAAAAAAAGAATTAGTAGAAACGTGACACCGTATTAATGGTGGGTTTTTGTCTTGGTTAAGATAAGCAATAGCTTCATCCGTTTTTTCTTTTATATCAAAATTTAAAAAATCATGTTGATTTTTAATAGCAGTAATAAGTTCATTAACAGTATTTACATGTTGTGGTTTTTTTATTCTGCAAGATCCTAATATTTGAAAAAACGGCAATAACCAAACAAGAGTTCTATTTTTATCAGTAACTCGAATGTGCGTAGAAATATTTCTAAATTTACTAGAATAGGTAGATATTAAACTACTTAGAAATTCACCACCGGTACCTCCCGGATACATCAAATAGTATGCAGGATAATTTAATAATACATTTTTAATTAATTCTTCATCTGTCATATGCGCCATCTATATTCAACGGGAATATTAAATCCCCATTGTCTTTCTTGACACCACCAACATTTTTTGCAACGATACATCCTAATGTGAGAACATGAACGTGTTATTAATAATAATCGTTTGGTGATATTTTTTTGCTCTGTTATCTCACATATACCTTTTTTGTTAATTCCAGCGAACGGCCTAAACAATGTTTGACCATCCGGGAATACGATTAATTTTGGAATATCTGATTCACGATATTCTTCTCGTGCAGAATAATGCTCATCTGGTGGAATGAAATTAAATGAACTGTCAGGATTTTTTGTAACCCCATCGATAAATGCTTGTATCAGTTCTTTTTCATACAGTTCTGTTACAATTTTGTTTACTACATCTTTCTTAAAATCACCACCAAGTGTAGTATACCTGATAATATGTTCTACAAACACATTTGGAAATCGTTTCTTTATTAAGTTCACTACTAGACCCGCAGCATGTGATGCTACTACATCTTGCTTACTAGTAGCAGTCATGGGATAAAGTTTTATATCTAACTTTTCGACTGTGATATATTCGGCTAAACAATAGAATAACGTGGCACTGTCTATTCCTCCTGATAATGAGATCGCTAGTCCTTTATAATCTTTGAAATCAAACTCAATCGTGTCTTGTGAAGTTACTATCTTATATGACATATTTAAAGTCTCCATTTATGTTCAACTGGTATATTAAATCCCCAATGTCTTTCTTGACACCACCAGCAAGTGTTGCATCTATACTGTTTTCCGTCGGTGCAAGATTTGGTTATCATTAACAATCTAGTTTTAATCTTTTTCTGCTCAGTAATCTCACACACACCTTTTTTATTGATGCTCGCAAATGGTCTAAGTCTTACTAAACCTTTATCAATTAATTTAACCTTAGCCATATCTCCGTCACGTTCGGGGATTCGGGTTACGTAATGTTTATCGGGTTCAATAAATTCAAACGTATCGTCTGGGTTTTTAGTTACCCCTTCGATCCAACCTTGAATTTTATCTTGAGTTTGTAATTGTGTAACTACCTTAAACCCTTCACTTGCTTTAAACCCGCCCCCTCGTGAGATTGACTTGACAATGTGTTCTACTTTAAGTTTTGGAAATCTTCTGTTAACAAACTGTATTACAAGGCTAGCAAAATGACCGCATGCCGCGTCATTTTTATTAGGGACTGTGATAGCATATATTGTTAAGTCTATATTTTCTTGTGTAACATACTCGCCTATACAATATAATAGTGTCGCACTATCTAAACCACCTGACAGGTACATTCCTAAACCTGTATAATCTTTTAGGTCTATATCAATTGTGTCTTGTGATGTTACTATTTGGTATGCCATTAACTAAGTCCTTATACTTTTCTTCTTTGTATTTCTTCTGTCTTAAGTCCATTGGGTCTGTGCATCTTACTTTCTCGCATATCACCGGTGTATTTGGTAATTGCACTGAATCATCCATTGTATATATGTTAGCTAATGGACCACCTTGAAAACAATTGGCTATAAATATATCTCCATTTGGTGCAACTTTTAATAAAGTAATACCTGCGTAACAAGTCCAACCTTTAAAATTTGTTTTATATTCAAAATTCATAGCATTGTAGTGAAAATTTTCAGTTACAATACTACCATCGTCCTGCTCAATGTATCCAATCAACCACTTTCTTTCATTATTTATTGAAGAATACATGTCTTGTAATAATTGTCTATCATTGTCATCATACCAACGTTCTTCACGGGCTAATATTTTGGTAAATTCTTGTCTGTTGTCATCGTTGGGGGAAACCTTAGTTTCAGTACTAATGTCCGTTTTTGATTTTTTTATTTTCCAACGATAGCTACCATCTGGATTTTGTACTTTGTTTTCTTCAACAAAGTACTCAGTTTGTGGACGTATGATCCTATGCTCTATCTTTTCTATACCATACTCTGAAACTAGTTTGGTTAATTCTTTAATCTCTGTGCTAAACCCGGGTAATGCCATAAAACGTACTACTAATCTTTTTGGTTGCATTTCTCCCAGTTCCCAACCTAATTTATCTTTGGGTATAGTTAAATTATAATTCTTTCTATAATCTTCTAACTTAAATGCTTTGTCCGTATACTCATTTAACTTAGGCGTTACATGCTCAAAATGTAAACTATACGTAATGTTGTCTACGTATTGATACATTTGACATAGATATTCTATAGACCTGCTGCCGTTTGTACATACACTTATTTCATGTTTCTTGTCTTGCAAGTATTTTAAAAGTTCAATGAAGTCTGGGTTTAGTGTAGGTTCCCCACCAGTCAGACTCCAATGTATATTTGTGCCAAATCTAGCAACTATTTTGTCTACAAATATTTTCATTTGATTGAAAGGTACGTGCGCCGAATAATTATCGTGAATAAAATCTGCACAATAACTGCAACTGAAATTACATCGTTTACCAATGTACCAATCAATCATCATCGTATTAAGATGATTATCTCTGTATTTTGTAGCTACTAAATTATTCATAATTTTTCTGATGATATTATTTTTTCCCAATATTTATTTTCATTGCAATGTGTTTTGCAAGTAAAAGAACATTGAGATTGCCAACTAGATATTAAATTTTTATATTTTACGTGTTCTATTGCACTGAGTAATGGCATCGTATTTAAATCGCACTTGATGTCCTCAGTAGTATAGCTTGCATGAAAATAGCAGCATGGATATAATTTAAAACTGCTACTTATATACATGTATCCTGTTTTTAAACTGCGACAATTTATATTAGTTGCAATATCTTTTGAGGCATTGAAACTTCTTTGTTTGACTAAAGGTAAATTAATCAATTCAATAGGCTTGTTTTTAATTTCCCTAGATGAAGGTTCTGATACAAAGGTATTAACACCTAATTTTTTTGCTAGTTTTTTTGCTTCTTCTACTTGATGTTCATTGTGTTTAAATATTAAAAATTTCCAATCAGAATATCCGCCGGCGTCTATGTAAGTTTTCATATTCCGCATTATTAATTTCCAATTGGTATCAACACGGTATATATGGTTAGTATCTTCTAACCCATCAATACTGAATCTGATACATACACCTGTTCTCTCGCTTATCTCACCCAATTGTTTCCATATTTTGGTGCTTCGTAAACTTCCGTTTGTGTCCAATGAAACAGATTTGACATGATCTGCGCTATAATTGATAATTTCAACTATCTCTGGGTTCATCATTGGATCACCACTAGCCCCGCCAAAGTAAAATTTTATATTTTTTGGATTAGGTATTTGACTTATTAGATTTTTAATTTGATCTAATGATATGTTACTAGTGTCTAATGATTCTGGTGAAGAAAATTCTCTTATGCAAGCTGGACATTTGGCGTTACAATAATTTGATAACTCAATCTCAAAATATTTTATATCATCAATGGTTAACCAATCTGTCACTTAAACACCTCACTTAAATGAGGGAATACTTCTAATACATTCTGATTTCGTTTGATATCAAGTACTTTGGTATACTCTATTAATTCTTCATAACTTCCAGCTGTAGGTAATTCAGTACTGTGTAGTGCTCTAATTACGTCTTGTATAGAATTTTTTGTTTTTTGGTCAACTGCTTTGTCAATTAATGGAGTTAACTTGCTAATCGCTTCAATTCTTAATGATATTGGTATGTGTTCTATACGCATTAAGTTTGGATTAGTTACGGGATCCATTCTCCACCACAAGTCCTGTAGTTCATTGTCTTTGGTATAATCAATAAACCAATCTATTAGTTTATGCATGGTGCAACTATTATAGGACATCACACTACTAGTTACCCATTTAGTCCAATGACTACCTAACCCTTTAACTAGTTTTAAGTTATTCTCTATTGCACTCCATTTGCTACCGTAACGTATGTATTCATTCTCTTCACCGTATGCGTCAATACTTATACCAATCCATCCTGTACAAAATTGGTCCCATAACTCAATATGACGCTGCTGCAAACTATGTATATTAGTATGTACATGAACATGTATATGCCTGCTGTGCCCACTACTAACTACTTTCTCTACTAACTCCCATAGTGTTTTATCTGCCGTAGGTTCTCCGCCGTGTAACTCTAGATATTTAATGTCACTAATATTATCCCAAAATTGATTTAAAAAGAATTCACTTTCTCCTAAATACCCATTTGAATTGTATTGTATTATTGCCGATTCAGTATTCTTTTTAACACTCAGTGGAAGTTCATTGCTAAATTTAGCAAACTCCTCACGCATCTTGCTGCTAGTTTGGGGTATGCACATGCGGCATGCTTCATTACATATGCTACTTAAGCGTAACTCCCACCATACTGGCATTGTACTCATCATGCCATTGTTTTCTTTTGCTTCATCTATCAAGTGTTTGTTATCGTTATAATACGCATCTATTACTGCTTGCCGTTTGCTAGCAACACCCATACTATCTTCTTGGTAGCAAGTCTCACAAAACTTTATGTATTCATTGTTGATTTTCTTCATGCGAAAATCTTTTAAAAACTCACTATTCCATATTTCTTCTACTGTGTCTTTTGTGAGATTACATGCTCTGTTTTTGGATTCTAATATAGTCTCTACTGTTGAATCTTTCTTAATTCCCGGCATGTCCATTACTTGACTGCAAGGTTTCACTTGCCCGTTAGGTCGTGTGTTCAATGTAATGAACGGCATCAGACAGAATTTAGGCTTGTCTTTATATTCCATCAAATAACCCTATTAGTTCTGGGTTAGCAATAAAGAAGTCTTGCTTTCTTTTGTTATCAAAGTGTAGTGTATATTGTTTTAAATCGGGCATTAAATATGTATCATCTTTACTGTACATATAATTAATTTGTGATTCTAAACTGTTTCTTATCACGTTACCAAAATCATTCTTTCTACTATCTAGTTTCTTTGCTATGATATCTTTATACTTTAGAGGGAGAACTGTTGTACTTAAGTAGTTTGGGAACGTAACATGAGTAGGATTAATCCAATTACTTTCATTGAAGGGTGTGCTAGCATATTCGTTCCAGTTCTTAATCCACCAATCAAACGCTTCTGGCATGTTTAATATGTTATTCAAGCTAATTGAACTACGCAATCCAACTCTACAATCAAACTCATGTGTCATCTTTAAGAAATTCTGCATTACTTTTTCAGCAGTTTCCCACTTGCTTGGGTATCTAACTAGTTCCCATGTAGGGCCTATGCCATCAAAGCTACAAGCAAATTCAATGTACTTAAACTTCTTCCATTTATCAATCGTATCTTGTTTAGGGTTTATAGTTAAGTTAGTGCTGTAGTTTAGATAGATATCTGATACATTGACTTGCTGACTAAGTTTATCAAGCAACTTAAAATGATCAGGGATGATTAGTGGTTCGCCGCCAGTAAACTTAATATGAACAATCTTGTCTAAAAACTTATCAATAGAACTGATATCGCTCTTTGTAAACTTGTCTTTACTCTTTGTAATTCCGTACAATTCTTTTTCATCGTCAAACCATTTCCATGCATACCTACTATCACACATTCTGCAAGCTAAATTACAATCATTGCTAATAGCAAGTTCTATCCATCTGATTGTGGGGTCATTTAAATCTTCAATTAGAGTATTTGGAAGTAAGTCAGACATTTGATTGTAACGCTCACGCAAACTTTTCTTTCCACTAGCTTCTTCCTGATAACATCTTACACAGCCTGGCACTTCTTGATTGTTAATCATTTTGTGCCTAACATCATTCATAAAATTACCATAGAATATATCACCCAATGATTGTTTATTAAGATTGTTTTCTTGTTCAATTTCCTTAGGCATATTGAACCTACAGCAAGGTTTTACTCTTCCTTGAGGGTCAATAAATTGATGCACCCATGCCATAGAGCACCATGTAGTGTTATCTAAATGATTGTAATCAGGCATAATCTAGTTTAGGTAATTCTCGCCATTCAGCAGTAGCATCATATATTTCAGGGCACACGCTTTTCCAATCAGTATTTCTTCTATTGTCTAAACTATCTAAAAAATGTATGCAATCTTGTCTTGCCTTTGTCAATTCACTTTCGGTATAATCAATTTTGTTTATAAATTTAATATAAGTTTCTAGTAACTTACATGCATGTGTTATTTTGTCATCCCAAGTAGTACCAACAACATCCCCGTACAATGCACGATAGTCTGTTGTTTTAAACTTGTTTTGATATTCTCTATACCTAGCTATGATAGTGTTTTTAAATGAATCTGGAAGTATGTTGATGTTAAGATATAATGGTCTATGTACCGGATGAACACTTAGCATTAATGGACTTGTTGACCATATAGTTTTTGGCATATAATTATTGGTAAGTACATACTCAATAAATTCAGGATATTGCCAAACATTAAGCAGTTGAACCGTTGTAGCTATATGAACCATAAAGTTACCATCGGCTTCTGTAAATTTCCTTAAATTTTCTTCTATCTTGTGCCATTTGCTAGGAAAACGTATCAAGTCATTGACATCACCAAACCCATCGATGCTAGCTCCTATGATTACCATTTTAAAATGTTTCCATATATTCCATGCTCTAGCCGGGATGTTAGTAAGATTAGTGTTGTATTCGATTGTAAGTTTGCTAGCACATCCAGTATCTACACACTTTTGTAAGAATTCATAATGTGCATCAATTAATAAAGGTTCGCCACCAACTAAATAAATTTTTCTAAACTGAAGCATGTGCTTTTCTATCTCACTCCAAAGATGTGGGTCATCGCTCCATTCGAATGTCTTTGTAGATGGTTTAAGTTTTCCGTTAATATTTGGTACTAGTTCAATCTTCTTTTTGCTATCCCAAAAATAATTAATATTCCATATAGCAGCATAATCATCATACCATTGATCTGAATCAGTAGGACTGCACATGATGCATTTGAGATTACATAAATTACCAAATCTTATATCCATGTAACTTATAGGAAAATCATCGTTATCTATAGTTCCATCAGCTTTGGTTAATTCTTTTGCTTTTTTATAACTAGGATAGTTTTCTTTCTCCATAATATCTGCTAATGCACCGCGCTCATAATGATTTCTAGAAATCATTCCACTATCAAATTCTCTTTGGCATCTGACGCAAGGTTCAGGCCACTCCCCTTTGAGCATCTGCTTACGTGTATCTTTCATTGCTGAATTATTAAATACTTCTTCAAAAGACGCAGAATCTATGTGTAGTGGAATATTATTTTCATTAACTAGTGTTCCGCGACTTTCGCTTGCAGCACTATGACAGCAAACTCTGAATGTTCCATTAGCTTTTATGCTAACATGACTCCATGGCAGAGGACACCATGCATTTGGTGCATCTACGTTAGCATCAATATTTTCTTGTTCATCAGTCATATAGTTCTTTTATTTCTGGCAACACGCTTCTCCAATTTGTGTTTCTAGCAGTGTCTAAGTCATTGAGATAGTTATATAGAGTTGGACCTAATTCTTCCCATGTATCTTTAGCCATCATATAATTTATATAAAAATCAACACCTGGCACATTTTTTATCTTTTTAGCAACTTTTTCTTTAAAGTGCCTAGGCAAATTTTGAATACTCATGTGCGCTGGACTTTCAACAAAATCACCCATACGCAATTTGATATCTTTAAAATGTTTCTTACAGTAAGAATATGTCTTATCTAAATGAAATACATTGGTATTATAAAAAGTATAATTAAAATACGCATTAAATTTATTAGACGGGTCTATATTTACGGAATTTATATAAGCTATTATTTTTTCTAATTCATCCCAGCTAGAAGGGAATCTTAGAAGATCAGAAACTTCATGTGTAGCATCTAAACTTATTCCCAATTGCACATTTCTAAATTTTTTCAATTTATCAACGGTTGCAGGAGTTATTAATGTTGCATTAGTTACATATGTTATATCAAGTTCTGATTTGTTATTTTCTACTAACCAATCTAATAATAGATTATGCTCTTTGCTAGCAAAAGGTTCTCCACCTAATATGTTTAATTTTTTAAGTGAGTCTACATTATCTCTTACATAATTCCAAATTGAACCTTTTTCTGATATCCAATCATTGTCTATAGCAAGATTGGGAGTATTTTCGTACTTGTCTAATAACATTGTATCTTGATACCATTTACTACTATTTCCTGTCCAGCAATGTATGCATTTCAAATTGCATATGTTGCCCACTCTTATATCAATCATGGTTGGTTTTCTGTCAATACTACCATCTTTATTAGTTAATGTACTGACTATTGGAAATAACCTTTTGTTATGTGTTTTTCTTTTACTGACCCCGCCCAAATCTTCTTCCATATGACATTTGGTACAATTAGAATTTCTTATGCCGGCAAGCATATCTAATCGTAATTGTTTGTAATAGTCACTGTTCCATGCTTCATCAATTGTCATGTGTTTTAAACTAGGGTTATTGTTATTAGGTATACTCCTACCACACGCCCTCACTCTACCGGAAGGATTCATGCCAATTGATGACCATGCTAATGCACAGGTTGTTCCATTGTCTTTCATTTTATTAACTTTCTAAGTAGTGGTCTCACACCACATGGTCTACCATTATCCCATGCTAAATGTATTGCTCTAGTTGGGATCAAGTTGTATTCTTCACATATCTGTTTATAAGCATCACCGTATTTATTTTGCCAAAAATCAACACCAAACTTATCTATGAATTTAGTCCCCATCCAAACTATTATCTGTGAATTCATATTAAATTCATTTATTATACTGACTGGTCCCTTCCAACGCTCCCTACAATAACGAACACCTATTCTATTAGCACCTAACCCTAATGCTTTACTTAAACTAAAGCCAATACTCTTTATACAAGGCTGATCAAAGTTAAACACGATATCCCTAGAGCACCCATACCAACAAGCATCTATATGAACATTAACGCCTATTTCATTGCACTTAGATAATATGCTATCAGAGTCAACGTGTATATCACCATAATATGGAAACGGCATACTCATTATCAAGTTGTCACCTGACTGAAATGTATGAAAATTTCGTACAACTAGTTTATCCCCGTATAATCGTTGGTGATATCTATACTCATTTTCTAGTACACATACGTTATCTTTCATTTGATGTATGTCATCAATGTACTGAGTTACCCCTGCAATAATGTCTCTATCAGGAAAACTCTCTAGTCCAGTTACGGTGTTTAACTTGCTAGACACAATCCAATTGTGAAACTTGTCTTTAAAGTCTTGCCATAACTTATCAGGATCGTTTGCAAAATTTTCACCTGAGGTTAGTATCGCAGAGATATAATTGTGTACCTCTGAATCATACATACTCTGCGGTCTATCATATTGTAGTAAGTGCTTCATCTTTGTACTTGTGTAATACACCATCCATCTTGCATCCGCAATAACTCTCTGGACACGACATATATTCTGAATTACCCTTTAAGGTACCGTCGTATATATTTCCCATTTTGTAATTTAATTTAGGATATCTCCCTCCACCAATTACACTACAAGGCCAAATATCACCATCAAGCCCAATGAACAATCTTTTAATTCCCGCAGAGCATTTCCAATTCTTAAAACTGTTTTTTTTCTCTATGACAAATGTTTGCCAATTTGTTTTCTCCCCGTCTACAAATAGTTCAGTGGGTGTATGAACTATGGCAGATTTCTTAGTTAAGAATTTGTCTCTGTCAAATAGCATCTCCTCACGGGATAGATTCAATTTAGAAAGCATTTCAGGAGTATAATCAAAGTATGTACCGGATGAATTAGTTTTATGTCTTGCTAATTTGTAAAAACAATCTACTGCTAAATTATCTTTTATCTTCTTGTATAAATTGTTTATCTTATCAAAGTGTAATGGGTCTAGCATAAAGCTACTGGTTACTTGATGTGTTTTATGTACTGTGCTTAAATTAGCATAATATAAATCAGGGTCACATAATGCTCCGTGATATGTAAAATCTAATAGAACATTCAATTCTAATTCTTCTGCTGCAAATTCTTCCCACCATCTTGTTGAACGGCTTCCGTTAGTTTCTATGGTCGTAATTATATTTGATATTTTCTTAGTTTCTTTTAGAAAATCAAGAAGTTGTGGCCACATTGTGGTTTCTCCGCCTAACAAGTCTACGTAGACTTTTTTGTTATTCTTAGCAAGGTTTTTAATAAAAGTTAACACTAAATCATAATTTGGAAATTTTACTTTATTGTCGTGTAGCATTTCAGGACAATAAGCACACGCAAAATTGCACATGCTTGTGAATTGCCAAGTTAATAAAAAAGCATCTCTGTCATTGCTGTGTATTTCCTTCATTCAACTATTCCTTTTAATAAAGGAAATACTTCAGGAAACTTGTCTGTCCAACCTCGTTCTTTGTTTATTAGAGTTAAATATTCTTTAGTTTCGGGCAATCTAGCAGACCAATCTTCTGAATTCATAAAGTCTATAATACCTTTGAATCGTTTCATGCCATAGGGTGCTTCTATAAATTTGTCTAAAGTTATACCATTCTCAGCTACGCCAGTAAATTTTTGCCAATTGTCAAGCATCCATGGATATAATTCTTCATTGTATTTTTTAGTTATTTGTTCTTTAACTTCTTTGGGCAATACTTTAACATTCAATTGGGGAGGCCAATACGCAAAATGACAATTAATACCACCTGCACCAAAGGGCCATGTGTTTATTTTTTTGAAACCTTGCTCAACTTTCCATTTAAGAAATTCAGGTAGATATCCAATATTCAATGCAGTAATAGTAGTGGCAGTTGTTATTTCAACTGAAGGTGCAGTGTTGTCAAGTTGCCAAAATATATCTTCTTGGTGTTTCCATACAGAAGGATATCTCATGTAATCATTTACTTCCCCGTACCCGTCGATGCTATAATGAAATCTAACACGTTTAAACTGTGCCCACAAGTCAAACAAATCGCTTCTGCGTTCAACTGCGTTTGAGTTATATCTTAACTCTATATTTTTGGCATACCCTCTACGTATGCATTCTTCTAATAAATCATAGTGTTCATCAATTATTAAACTTTCGCCACCGGCAAAATACAATTGATACATATGTGGTATTTGCTCATATAAGTCACTCCAAAATTTAGGATTGTTTTTATGCCAGTTATAACTAGCACCGTCATTCTGTCCTTTGTTTTCCCATTGACTAGTGTTCTTTAATTTCTCATTTGTTATCTTTGGATAGATAGATTGCCATTCTTTTATCCAACCTGTGCTGTCATGTGGACTACACATCACACATGCTAGCTGGCATTTGCTACCCATACGTAAATCAATATATCTTATCTTTGGTGGAATTTTGCCATTTTCATCAGTTTCAGCAATTAATTCATTCAAATCAAATCGTTCTGCCCAGTAGTTAGTTTCCCAATTGCGTTTGCTTAAATGACCACTATCTTCTTCTTTATAACACTTTAAGCAACTTGCTGGCTTTTCTCCTCGCAACATCATTTTGCGTACATTACGCATATAACTAGAGTTCCATGCTTCTTCCAGACTAGTGTGGTTAAAATTAGCTGGAACACCGTCGTCATTGCGTACTACACCAACTTCACCTCCACCTATTTTTATATTAGAATCAGGGTCTTGCACAGAACTAGCATTGCTAGTACAACAAGTACGCATCTTGCCATCAGGTCTACTACTTAAATGCATCCACGGTAACGCACAGAAGGTAGTAGAAAGTTTTGTTTTATCAGTCATTATAATTTTTTCATCTTAGTATTAGCCCCGTACCCGCTACTAAATTCATATCCTGTACCACAAGTACGACCACAAGTATATATTCTATCGGAAGAATCTTCCCATGTTTTTTCTAAATAATTATCGTAGAATTCATGCTCTAATACTTTATTCCAACCGTGTATACTCAATTTATTAAAATCATTTCCAAATTTATTTAATATTTTTTTTATATCAATTTTCTGTACATCTTTTTCACCTTGAAAATGAATTGGAGCACCTACCCAACAACAAGGCCATACTCTAGTTTCAAAGTCAACATAAATCATTTTTTCTTGTTTATATTTACAAACTATTTCAGTATTTCTTACATACTCCTCAAAACTTCCATAAGATTTAACTACTGCGGCATAATCTTTTAATATAGGATTATCGGTGCGATCTTTAACTATTTCTGTTTTTTTATTTTGCACTGTATTTTTATACCCATTGGAGTTTATAAATCTTGTTGTATTTTTTGTGTTAAAAGTTTGAACACCAATCTTTTTGGCTAATTCCATAGCTTGTTCAACTTGATGTTTATTGTGTTCAAACACTAAGTAGTCCCATCTAGCATTGCCCCCAGCTTCAATAAATGCCTTAACATTTTCTATAATCTTATTGAAATTGCTATTTACTCTATACAAGTGATTAGTATCTTCTAACCCATCGATACTGAACACAACTTGTAATATGTTTTTTTTGCCTAACTCTCTCCACCAAGCTGTATTCCTAGCACTGCCATTGGTAATTATTCTCATCTTATTGAAATTGTTTTGTAAGCACCAATCTAGTGTGTCATCAAATGTGGGGCTAGCAATCACATCCCCGTAGTTACCGCAATGTAGTATGCCCAAATCTTTTCCTATAAACGGTTCAAAAATCATTTTATAATCATCAACCGTAAGATCATTGATTGGCATTGCCGAATTAACCTTGTCTCCTTCAGTCCTGGCGCATTGAGGACACAATAGATTACACCTTGATGTGTGATCGATTTGAATAGTTTTTATTTCGTCAAATGGAATATACATTTTATTTAAACTGCTCAGAAAAAGCGTCAAACTCTGTGCTACATTTTTGTGAGCATACACCTAATTTGCCTTCGGAAATACTAGTTAAACCCCAACTAAGTTCAATGTCTTTCAATAAGTTATTATTATCTATTACTGTACTCAGTTCATTGTTGATAACATCAATACCTTGTTTACCACCTGCATTGTCTATGAAATCCCAAATTTGCTCAGTTCTATAATCTTCATTCCACCATTTATACATGCGACCGGCTGTCCAGCAGCATGGCATTAATAATCCTTCAGCAGTAATAAAAATATTACCTTCTTTGGCAACTTTACAATCAATTTTGCAAGTATCGTAATATTTAGTCATGCTTCCGTGCTGTTCAATTATTGATTGTTCTTTTGATACAATGCGGTTTTGAAATTCTATTTTAGGTTTCTTTAATAGAACTGTTTCTATTCCCTTACGATTCTGTGCTTGATGTTCTTCTTTTCCTTGGTTTCTAGCAGTACTAAAGAACCTAGCAGTTTTCTTTTTGATAAACTTTTCACAGCCCCATTCATTTGCTAGCCTTTCGGCTTCTTCTACTTGGTGCTGATTGTGTTCAAATATAATATAGTCCCATCTTGCTCTGCCACCTGCATTGGTAAAACTACGCATACTGTTTTCTACTATACTCCATTTAACATTTTGGCGATATAGATGATTAGTATCTACTAACCCATCTACGGAGAATATTACAGCACCTTTGTTGTTGTATATCTTTGCTAACTCAGTCCACCAATCAGTATCTCTAGCACCTGCATTGGTATTCATACTGAGCCACATGTTAGGATTATGTTCTCTAAAGTAACGGAATACTTCTAGTGTATCTTTAGCAACAATAGGATCTCCTAAGTTACCGCACATATACATTGTATCTAATTGTTTAATAAACTTAGGTGAGAAAATCTTCTTACAGTCTTCCAACGATAACTCAGCATTGGTAATGTGTTTATTATCTTTGCCACCATTTTCGTTTCGGTCACACATTGGACAAGCAGCTTGACATAGCTGCGTTATTTCTAAGTGTACTTTCCGTATATCTTTTGATTTGTACATCTTAAAATAAATGCTCTAAGTCTTTCTTTAGTTGAGGTACTTCATCCCATATACTAAAAGACTTTTTGTCATTGGCTAAATTTGTAAATTCTATAAATGTTTTCTGTAGTTCTACGTTTGGCTCACACGGCGTTTTTATGAAGTTAATCAATTCATCTAAAAATCTATATTTTATTTGAATATCTAATGCTTCAAGTCTACGGGCTACTTCTAATCTAGATTCTAATGGTACTATGTTATTTACATTTAAATGTTTAGGATTTATGCAGATTTGTTTGAAGTTTAACCACCATTTGGCATCATTTAATAATTCATTCATGTCCATAATATATTCTGGCAACGTATAAATGTTATAAGGCATAGTAACGTGAATTACTGATCCTCTAGCATTTTTGATACTTGTCATTTGTCTAATGTTTTTCTTCACTACTTCATAACTACTAATGCCATCATATCTTACCCAATTACTAACATCATCAGAACCATCGATGCTAACACTAAAAAACACACTAGGAAATCTTGAAAAAATTTCATTATATTTCTTAGTCCATAGTGTTCCATTAGTTATAATCTCTACGCTCTTGCATCCTTTACTCAATAACCATTCTAGCATGTATTCAAAATCTTTAAATGCAAAAGGTTCTCCACCTTTAAAATTGCAGCGTTGCACCTCAATGAACATCTTATCTAACACGTTATCTATGTACTTGCGTTTAAATCTAAATGGTTCGTACATTTGTTGATTGCCTAAACTATGCATTTTTCCATCTGGATCAATCTTTGTCCATTTAGTACTGTTTCTACTGCTGCACATAATACACCACAAATTACAAACATTACCTAAATCAATATCCATATTGATTGGTCTAGAGTAATCCCACAGGCCTTCGTGCAACACCGCAGTATGCCGCATTGCATTGCGTTGGCTTATTAATTTATTTTTTTCTTTTGAAATACAATTTTTGCATATCTTATTAGAATCACAATCACCTGATTGAATTTCTTCTTTACTATCTAACCAAAGTTTACTATTAAAGAAATTAGCCCAATCTAAATCATCGTCCAAATGGCACAATTTAGTATTTGTTGCACAGCATACTTTAATGTGACCTTGCGGATCAATATCAATTTGACTTTCGGGCGCCGGGCAATATTTTTCTAATACTAGCTTGTTACTCATTTAATTCCTATCCTCATGTATCTTGTGTACTTATCTAAAAATAATTCACCGTCGTAATAGACATGACTCATTGGTGTTTGATTCGCAAATTCTTCTAAACTACTAGAACAATTAACATGTTCTTCTATTTCAAAATTGTTAGATTGAAGTACTACTATTTTACCTTTAGGAATTTTTGAATACCATTCATTAAAATTTTCAATATGTTCGCAACTTGTATTAATTATAGTATCAGGGCTTTCACTTAAAGATAGACTAGTGCCATTGGAGCGATATGTAGTGTGTTCAGTTGGGTATTTCATACTATGAATATCTAAAGTGCTAGCTTTAAATTGCCACCCGTCAATTACCCATGGTTTATTCATAGTGTCGGCAACACTGTAGCATGATGGGTCAATATCAAATGAACGAATCTTGTCAAATTTATGTCTAACCTTATCAAACATAAAACTGGCTAATGTACCATACCACCCTGCACAGATGAATACCATACCTAATTTGTCAGGTAGATGTTCAATTAACCATAATTTACTTTTAATTTGACCTATGCTGTATGCATCAACTAATCCAGATTCTGCTTCCGGGTATGAATGAAGTGTTCTTTTTAGTTGAGATATAACAGAGTTATCTGGGTAAAGTAATTCTAACCCGTTTAATATATTAACGGTGTTGCTCATCAAACTTTCCCTTCAACCATTCAAAATCATTAATCTTCTTTAGTGCTTCTAAATTACCAATATTACTAGTGCCATACTCTTCACCTGCAATAGCACCGGCGATAGCATACTTACCAAATGGTCTGTCAAGACCAACAGTACACCAAATTTCTAATCTTTCTAATGTCTCTTTGTCGTTCTGTCTATCAATTACTTTGCTTGACAGTTTGCAGCATTCTCTGAATCCACTACGCCATGCACTAAATGCATCAGTATTGAAACTTGTTATGTTACTTACTTCAAATACGGGCTTATACTTAGTGCTGATACTAGTGGTCATGTCAGGCTTACTCAAGTCCATGTTGATTGTTAACTCTCTAGGAAATAACTTGATGCCACCAAATCCATACTCTAAGTCATTGACTGGATTCTTGCTACGCCAAACATGAACCCAATCCATCTTGTTTGGATGTACAATATAGTCAAAATGAAAGTTCTTGTGTATGACAGCATCACCGTCAACTACCCAGAACATCTTGGTAGTGGCTAAGTTAGCAGCAGCAATATGTGCATTGTGTATGCCTTTAACACCGTCGATTCGTTTTGCTCTTGGAAATCTATTCTTAAGATTAGTCCAGTTCTCCTCAGCATTAGGTTCGTTGTATGTTACCATGACAATATCATACTCATACTCGTTTATGGTATCAACTGAATGTATTGTTTTTAATTGTCTGTCAGGGTTAAATTCTATAGTCTTAAAGAACTTACTCTCTATTGCTGGTAATGGTTCGCATATAAACACTTGAGTAGATATTATTTTACCTAATGACAAACATTGTTTCATAGCATCTTCCTCAGACAGATTAGCTACAGTGGTTTCATACAAGTTGTTTAGGTAATCAAAATCTCTTACTTGAGTATGATCCCAATCACTAAATTGTACTTTGTAACACCCTTGTCTAGCACCTAATATAGACCATATGCCGTTGTCAACGTCTAGTCCAACAGTCATCCAAATTCGTGCTCGGTTTAAGTTTCCAATGTCTAGTGAAGATAAATCTTCTACGTTGTTTCCGTTGTCTAAGCACATCTTGACACCTTCACGGAATCCAGCACGCCATGCTTGTAACTTACTAGTGTTATTGTGTATTACAGAATATGACTTATCTATTGCCATGTAATTCAATGCCCAACAGAAGTCTACTTGCGTTCTAGGGTCATTAGGGTCTGCTGCTTCGTGCGTTCTCATATCAAGCATTGCTTGTACGGGCCAACATTTAATGCCACCGTTGCCGTACAATAAGCCGTTGATACTATTTTTACTAGGCCAACTAAAGACGGTTTTACTATCGTCAATTGAATCATCTAGTACCAGTGTTTGATGTAGATACTTGTGGTCAATGACCGCATCACCGTCAATAACTGATACTCGTGGGGTAGTTGCTATTTTTGCAACTGCTTTGTGTGCCGCGTCACTACCTTTCACTCCATGAACCCTTTTGGCATAAGGAATTTTTGTTAGCAAATCTTCCCAATTTGCTTGTGCATTAGGCTCATCATAGCTAAGATAGACAACATCGTATTCGTAGATTTTAAATTCTTTGCTC